AACAAGGTGGCGGTAAGCCCGATCAGGTGGTGTCGTCCCGTATCTTGCGGCACAGCCTACTGAAATGTGTGGACACCGAAGGCACCACGCCGGTGCGGGTGGATGGCAGTATTCGCGCACTGACGCTGGAACATTGCCTGATGATCGGCCCTGATCGGACCGGGCTGCCTGTGCCGTCCTTTAGCCTGCAACCGTCGGTGCATATTTCGAAGTCTGCACAGAATGTGACGGTGCGAGATTGCTTCATGACCGTCGGGTATAATGGGATTGTCATTTCTTATGAGCCCGACAATGCCGACACCTACGTCTTTAAAAACAACGACACAGTTTCTCTCGACTATTTGAAAAGTGAACAAGCGAATGCTACCCTTAAAGACGATTTAATTGATGTGACATTCCCGGACAATTTCAGGCTTTTGATCGACTTGAGAGAAGTTGCTACTAAATGACACAAATTAAAGACCTTATTCAAGCTGCCTACCGGGAAACTAATATTATCCCTGTTGGCGCTAGTCCATCTTCAAACGAAGAGACAGAAGCCCTCTTTCTCTTTAACAGAGTATTCTCCGAGACCGTTCAACTGATCGAGAAGAACTCTCTGCCTTACGGGGTTGTAGATGATACGACTAAGCTAAACGATAATGGAAACATTTCAGTTCTTTCTAATCGTAACGTCCAAGTGATCAAGCCTTCAAATGTGTCTTTAGAGTTTCCCCTTTATCCCGCAGAGGGCGATCGGATTATCGTAGAAATCTCGAAGGCGGGTGTGGCCCCGGTTTCCCCTGTGACTTTGATTAGTGGACCTGTTTGGGAGATTGACAATTACTCCGCACCAATTACCGATCCATCTTTCCTCGGAAAATGGGTGTTTGTATCCACCAAAGGTGGCTGGAAATCGCTTGGAGAGTTTAGTAAAAACGACGACTTTATCTTTCCCTCCGAATTTGACGATTTCTTTACGCTTCGACTGGCTGCAAGGCTCGCCCAACGGAACGGAGAAGCTCTCTCCGAACTTGCTATTATCGAAATGCAACGAAGAGAAAGAGATTTCTTAAAGATTTATCGAGACCGAAGAGGCCAGCAAGAGGAACTTCCTTTATCCCTCGTTCGCTCGTCTCTTTCTTCCAGTAGGTTTTATCTCTAATTATGGCTCGGATTCCTCTTGGTCTGTCTGAATATGTAAGGAAGGTGGCGGAGTCTCCTGAAACACCCTTGGTTAACCGTTTCTTTGAACAATCGCAAACGAATACAACTGATCAAGTAGCTCTTCTTCGGAGACCTGCCTTCTCCTTTTACAAGCAACTTGGCTCGTCTCCAATTCGGGGGATTAACTTTCAATCAGGTTCCTTTAGTAATAGTTTGTTTGTTGCCGAAGGTTCTAATCTCCACCGAGTTCTGGTCGATGGCACTTCCTCGACTGTCATTACAGGACTTGACACCACCCGTAATAGAGTGACGATGGTAACCACTTCTTCGTTTGGCTCTACGCCAGAGTATCTGTTTGTCGCAGATGGAAAGAGTTTGTGGCTTTACGCAGAGAACGGAAACAGCAATACCTCAGGTTCTTTTTCAGGTGTTCCCTCGGAAGGGGCTACCATTAGAATTTCGTCTGTCTATTATATCTTTACTTCGGGTGACGTAAACGCAGGCAGTCCCGACGGTTCCTCTGGAAACCCTTGGAAGATCAAGATGCCGGGTTCGGACACCCAAGCAGTTAGCGCCTTACAGAGGACTGTTAATTCGGACGGAGTTCCGGGAACGGACTATAGCGAAGACCTTCTTCAACCTCACCCCGAGGTTCTCGTCTCCCGTGTTCCTAATGCAGCATCTGGATTCCGGCTAATGGCCAAGGCTCCGGGCGTTGCAGGAAACTCTTTAACGGCTCAAATTGTGTCAGGTTCGAATGTAACGATCACTAATACGAGCTTCTCAGGTGGTGGTGCTGTCATAACACAGAAGGTGGCAATCCCCGATGACTGGGATGTTTCGGACGTTGCCTTTATTGCAAGCTTTGTAGTTGTAGTTATCGGAGGGGACGGACACCCTAACGGCAGGTTCTATTGGATACAGCCGGGGGCGACTATTATCGAAGACCTCGACTTTGCTACCTGTGAGAAGAGCCCAGACCCCGTTACTAGTGTCAAGGTCTTTGGAGACCAACTGTGTTTCTTCGGAACTACCACGACTGAAATCTGGTATCCAAGAGGGGACTCCAACGCCCCGTTTCGACGCCTACAAGGTCGTCTGTTCGATAGAGGGATTTCTATTGCAACAGATGTCGTAATCCAAGACTCTCTTTACATTGTGGATACTCACGGGGCTGTCTATGCCATCGGAGAAGAGCCAAGAAGGATTTCCGATCCAAGCATTGAAGAAACCATTCGAACTTTCCTCAGCACTTCTAAGACCATCACAGCGTGGTCTTTGGAGATTGATGGGCACCAGTTCTATATGATTGGACTAGGCACCACAAAGACCTTGTGTTTTGATGCTACTACAGGTTCGTGGTCTTCTTGGAATACCTATGAAAAGAAGTATCTTCGTCAAGGCTACGGATTGAATTGGTTTGATGTGGGCAACCACTACTTTCAGAACGACCATGATAACAGTCTTGTGGTGGGAGACCTCACGAGTGGCATCCTTTGGAAGGTTGCTCCGTCCAAGAGCCAAGACTATGATGGTTCGAACTACTCGCCAATTGAGACATCGGTTACCGGTGGAGTTGAAATCTCTTTGCGGGACGTTATACCGTGCAACGCTGTTCACTTGACCTGCTCGAAGGGAAAGACACATACTCCGTCGCCAAATACGGTGAAACTCTCTATCAGCGATGATGGGGGAAAGACATGGGTCTCTCAAGGGTCTCAAACACTTACCTCGAACGACTACCGTCAGGAGCTTGCTTGGAGAAGTTTGGGTAAAATGAAGGCCCCCGGAAGACTCTTTCGGGTTGAAGATACAGGTTCTATTGCCCGATTGGAGGGCTTGGACCTAAAGGAACGAGGTATTAATGGCTGAGGAAGTTAGTCCTCTCAATTGGCAAACACCTATTGTCAACCCTGAAACGGGTCGGCCAACGAATTTCTTTATCCGCCAGTGGCAAGAGTCTCTGGACCGGTATGACACCTTTGAACGAGACATTGAAGGTGTTAAGCAAGAAGCGGAAGCGGGTCCGAAGGCAGGCATTCGTCTTGAACTGTCGCGTCACGTTGCTACTATTTACTCTTTTGCTGACGGTTCTGGGACTGATTTTTCGCCGGCATCAGGATCAGCGTCCTTGTTCGATGGTGTAAACAACATTACCCATCTTGCTCTCCTTTCGATTAAGACGGAGGGTCTGTCTGCAACGATTGATCCTCTTGGGAACTTCGCTGTTACTGGTATTTCAGGTGACACCGGAAGGTTGACAGTCCAAGCCTCTTATAACGGGAACGTCTATTCAGACACAATGAATGTCCGACGATTCAAAACAGGGTATGAAATCATAGACACTCTTCCCTCGACAAACCTGTTCGAAGGACGAATCGTTTTCGACAAATCAACGGGTCGTCTAATGGTGGTTGTTAATGGCCAGTGGTCAGACAAGGTCAAGGCCGATCAACTTTCCCTTATCGGGTTTGGCGGGGGTAACCTTATCCCAGACGGTGGGATAGCTTCTTGGGATTCGAGCACAGATGCTACCTATTGGCAACCGTATAACAACAAGAATGGGATAACCCCTTCTCCCACCGATCTGGCCACCATATCTCAAAAAATAGACGCCTACTCTGACAAGAGCTATGATGTATTTAGTGCAAGTATCGTTCACAAGGTTTCAGGTTCGACTTCTGCCGACCCTACTGATAGATACGATACGCTCGGGATTCGGTCCAAAGCGGAATTTTGGAGTAATCTGCAAAGGGGTGTAGACTATGTTGTATCCTTTGATGCTCTTGTAACCACGTCAAGTAATTTTATTTCGGGGTTCAAGGTTTGCTTCGGAGGTGTCCAGCCCGATGTGAACGTTCCAATTAATAATCCTTCCCCTTCCTCAACCTTCTTTAAGAGATATTCCTTTAGAATTCGTTTCGACTCGTCCCCGCCATCGTCGAATCCGCTGTTTATCTCAGCTGTTGGTAGTTGGACTCCGGGAGACCTGACCCAGATTATCTTTGATAACATCCAAGTCGAAAAGGGAGTGGTTCCCTCGGCCTTCGCTCCGCGTCCCGATGACATTCTCCCCGGCACGATCGCCGCCCCCATGATTAGCAACGAGGCGGTCACGGCAGCAAAGATTGCAGCAGGTGCTATAACTGAGGTAAAGATTGATACCGAGGCGGTCACGGCAGCAAAGATTGCGGC